TTCTAGCTGGATATAGTATTTTTTCTATACCATCGTTATCTTTTATAGAAAACTGCACGTAGTTTACGTAGTCGTGTGGTAACTTAATCTTTAAAGAAGGTGGTAGTTCTAGTTCTTGTGACTTTTCAGATTTTAAAGTGTCGTAACTAAATTCTTGTATTGCTCTTTGAGCATGAAAGTTTATATCTGGTATTTTTGCTTTAGATATTATTTTACTTTCACCAACATAAGCAACTCTAAAGTTGTTAGTTATGTCCCGCAAGCCTATGTATTGATAGTTACCTAGTTTATCGTCAACGTTTATTTCTCTTACTAATATTGAAGCTCCATCAGCTGGAGCAGTCGTAAATGTTAGTGTTCCTGATAAGTAAACATAATCACCGCTGTCTACTTCAGTGTCATCTACAAAAACATCAATATCAGACTCTAGCAACGGTGCAGGGCTAAAGCCTAAAACAAAAGCTGTGGTTAATCCATCACCCGTAAATTTTTTACTATTATCGTAATACTGTTGTTGTGTTCCCTTGAATAATGCCATTTCTTATTGTTTTTCTTGTTGAATGTTTTTAGCTTCTTCTGTTGCAGCTATTTGATACAATTGTGGATCTCGTATTACTACACCGGCAAGCGATAATATTTTTAAAACTAATTCAGTTTCTTCCGCAGCGTGTAGCTCGAAGTTTATTGATGCTGTTGGATTATATAGTGCTTCGTCATTAATCATAGTATATCCCCAGTAAACGTCCACTGGTTTTTTTATATAATTAATATTAGTACCTATTATACCGTCGCCATACATAACTATACTGTTACTTTGTATAGTATATAGAGGCCTAGTTTTAGTAGGAGCAGTTAGCGGCGAATTTAGATATTGCCGTAACTCACTATGGCTCATGTGTTGAGCTTCTATTGTTTGAGTAGTGTTATCTATAGATACTCTAGCAAACACAGCTCCCAGCCTATACACTTGTAACACGTCTAGATCTGCGTTAGTGGCTGGTGCATTTACTATAGAGAATTTTTCTATTTTTTCTTCGAGCATATCGACAGGATCGGCGTGTATTGTGTCATTGCCTGGTAATCTTAAAAACTGATTAAGATCATAAAAATACTGCTCGAATATATCTAACTGAGCTTGATTTGCAAGAGTGTTAAATTCCTGCGGAGTTATATAGCCTCTCTGTTCTTTATTAGCTATAGCTAGAACTCTTAGATAAACTGTATTTATATTTACTGCCATAATTTCTTTTTATATAGTTTGTGGCCACCTACAAAGATGACCACATCCTATAAGTGACTAATTATTTTAATCGTTTTTCTATGTTTTTGAAAACTTCCATACCTTCGTCGGTTTTGAACCAAGCCGCTAGTGCAGAGTAAGGATGTTCGTCAAATGGTACTGACATAAGCTTTCTATCTGTTTCACCGTAAGTGAAAGTTCTTTGGTCTGAAGATAGTCTTATAATACCTTGGTTAGTAGCTTTTACGCCTATGTTTCTTAGCTCTACGTTTTCGTCTTGAGCTAATTCAATAAATAACATAGGGTTTCTTTTGGCAAATACTAAAACGTCTCTTTTTAGCTCCGTACTACTTAATGCATCTACTTTTGAACCATATTCAACTCTTAATATAGCTTCAATTTGATCTATGTCTAATTGCTTAGCTAAAATTAAAGCTTCAATTTCCATTTCAATATAATCAAGTTCATTTTCTGACTCTTGAACTGGGTTGTACTCGTAGTACAATTGATCTTTTAAAGGATGATATAGAGATAACAGTTTTTGAAGAGCTACTTGTTGTTTTGGTACGAATAGTTGACCATCTCTGAAAGCTATCCTACCTAAAGTGGCTTCACCTTTTTGTTCATCTACAAAAGGAGAGTTCATGTTTGTAGCATATCTTAACTCTCTTTGGATTTCTTGCTCTTCATCAAACCATAATAATGGTCTTTTAGCGCTATGTTTAGATAGTATAGTGAATACCAAAGGTCTTTTGTCTCCTGTTAAAAAGTAAGCTCTGTCCCTTATTTCCCATTTAGGTTTTTTAGGTTTTTCTATTACTTGCTTTGGAGCTGTAATAACTTCTTGTTCTATAAAAGCCTCAGCTTTCGGTGCAGCCTTAGCCGCTTTTGTTTTTTTAGTTGTCATGATATAATATAATTTAAAAAGTTTAAAAGTAAATATTACCCTCGTTATTGATACGAGGGTAATTATTTACATTAGTTTTACTACTATGCTTGAGTAGATTTCAATAATACGAAGTTGTTAGCAGCTTGTACGCATAACGCTCTTTCAGATAAGAAATGAACATTCATTTCATCTGCAGCGCTAGTGTAGTTTCCACCAACTGAACCAGTAATCCAAGACTTCATCTTACGATCATCAGCTTCAGAAGCTCGGTAACGAATATGCAAGAATGGTCTAGCGATATTTTTACCTAAATTCTGATCGTAAACAGTTGAAGTACCTGCTGGTACAATAATACCATCTATATCATCGATTAATCCTCGAGTAGTTGAATCGTTTAAGTATTTCCAGTCAGTTTTGTAGAAGTCGTAAGAACCTCGTCTAAAACCAGAGAAACCTAGATTTAAAGCCATATCTTCAGAGTTGTTGAATACTCCGTAAGAAGTACCACCAGTTCCGTAAGAATTTTGAGCAGCTAGCATGTTGTCGATAGATAAAGAAGTAGCTCTATCTAAGAAAAGCATGTTTTCTTCAATAGCTCCTTGCTTATCTAGCTCAGCTAAGATGTCATCAAATTCAGCAAGACCAGCTCCTGAAGCAGCACCAAAGTTAGCATCGTTGTAGATTATACCTCTTGTTTCAACGGCTTCGAATAAACCTTCGCTACCTGCAAAACCCGCACCACCAGCGGAGCCAGTAGCGTTTCCTGTGTCCTTAACAGCTTCAACCATCGCCATTTCTAATTGATCTTCGAAACGTAGACGAGCTTCGTGCTCAGACTTTAAGTACCATAAGTATCCAGAAGCACCGTTTTCGCTAGTTACTTCAACCCAACCGATTTGAGCAGTATCAGAACCATTTACTGTATACTTGTCTCTAAGTATAATAGGCTTGTTACTGAAAGAAGTAAATTGAGCATCTACGGATTTTCCCCCGTCTGCGCTACCTTTTTTAAACTCAGAACCATATACGAATAATTTAGCACCTGATACACTAGTATTAATTCCTGATAGTAATCCAGATAAGGTTGCTGCTCCGTAAGGGTTTACTTGAACTTCGGTTGCAGAAAGAGCATTACCGCCTCCGTCTACATCAAGACTAGCAACTCGAGCTTTGACTACATTAAAACCGCTAGCGATAATAACTGTCATTCCTACTCCAAGTAAGCCTTTGTTGTCAGCGCTTTGAACATCGACGATGTTTGTTGTCACAGTAGCGTCAGCAATAGCTACGTCATCAAAAGCTACGTGTAATCTTCCTTGCTCACTCCAAACAACTTGATCAGATGACATAGGCATCTCAGCGCCTACCATACGTAAAAATCCGCTTACAGTTCTGTTTCCAAAACGTTCAACTTCTTTTTCGTATACATCTGGTAAAAATTGTTTTGTAAAATCCATATCCGCTAAGGATAGGTAATTGTCTCCAAATAGTCCTTGAGTTGGACGTGGAGTTAGGGTGTTTAATACAGCACCCGTGTTTGAAATTGCCATAATTTTGTTTTTTTTATTTTTTTAATGTTTAAGTAATTCTGTTTGATCTATTTTGACCAATTTTAATTTTAAAATCAGAAGATGAATCACCCGATATAGACTTGTACTTCGTACCACTTGGCGTGCTTTCGCTAGATAAAGTACCTCTTGGCGACATGTCGACATTCTTTGCCTTTGACATACTTTCTTTTAGCGCGTCAGCTTTACCTTGTTGGTAGAAGTGATTAGCTACTACGTCTGGATTCATTGCAGTAAACAAAGACTTGTGATAACCTTTAGCATTTTCCATTTTGTTAGTTTCTTTGTTAACAAACTTATTTACAAAATTTCCAATATCCATCTGGTTCTCTTTAATCGCGTCAGCATCTTTAACATTGAGTCTAAATCTCTTTTCTCCTACTTTGTATTCAAAACCTTTGAATTCATTAGAGAAAACCTCATTAGTCTTTTTCTTAAAGAACTTAGCGTTGTCCTCGGCCACTGTCTGATTTTTATTGTATCGACTGAAAAAATCCATAGCTTTCTGTTGTTCAGGGTTTAATCTAGAACCTGCTTTGATTTCATCATAGTATTTAGACTTTAACCCGTCTAGGTGGTTTTTAGCATCTGCAACTTGCTCTTTTAATGCTAATTTCTTTCTTCTTATATCTCGATCTTCATCGATGTCCTCGTCCCAAGAATACAAATCCTCCATCAAGAAAGATCTTTCTTCGTCGTTCAAGTGAGGTTTAGTTTGCTTTAAGTACTCGCTCAATAATTCATTATCACTCATTTTTGAGTAATCTTTATTCAATTGAACATAATCTTCTAAACTTCCTCCAGTTTCATCCATGAAGTCAACTACTTTTTGAATGTTCTCTGGAAGCTGAACACCTTGCTCTTCTGCTTTTTCAATAGCTTCTTCGATGTTTTCTTCTAGCTTGTCTGCTATTTCTGTAACTTCTTCTAAAGCAATTTCCTGCACAGGAATTTCTTCTACTGTCTCTTCTACTACTTCTTCAACAGCTTGCTCCTCAACCTCAGCTTTTACTTCAGGTTCAACTTGCGTTTCTTCGGCAGTTTCTTCAGTAGCTTCCTCAGTAGGTTTTTCTTGAAAATCCCTTAAATCTAACCTAGCTATTCCATCATCAATTTTTTCTTCTTGCTGAGGTTTAACTGGTTCTTCTACAGCAGCGACTTCTACTGCCTGTTCTTCGTTTTTGTCTACGATCTCTTCGACCTTTTCGACTTTCTTTTTTTTAGCCATAATAAAATATTATAAAATTGTATAGTTGTTTTGTTTATCTTGGATCAAAAGCGTTTAATCCAAAACCGCCACCCATTATATCATTACCCGATGACTCGAAGTTTTTAGGTGGACTTTCTTTTTTTCTTTGATCTATTAATTCAGATTGCTGTGTAGCTTGAATTTTAGTTCTTTCGTCTTTACGATCTTCTTTTTTTGATTCACGTTCTTTTAGTATTTCAGTTTCCATTTGCTTTAACTGCATATTCAACTTAAACTCGTGATTCATTAATTCTTTTTTAAGCATAGCTTCCTGCTGCATCTTTTGCATCTCCATTTGGATTTTGCTTTGCTCTACCTGTATCTTGCTTTGTGATAATGCTTGATTTTTCTGCACTTCTGCTTGAGCAGCTACTTGCTGTGCTTGTGCATTTGCTTGAGCTTGAGCTTGGATGTTTTGTTGTTGCATTAACTGATCTTGCTGTGCCTTCTTTTTCCTTCTTATCTTAAGAACTTGATTAGCTAGCTTTATGTTTTTAATTTCTCTAACATCTATAGCGTCTTCTAACTCTATACCGTTCTTAGCTAATGCCACTTGAATATTGTTTTCAAGCATTTGCTTTTGCTCTTCGTCTGGCGCTAGATCAATAAATATACCAAAGTCGTATAAATGCAAATCACCCATTTCTCTAAGAGTAGCTACGTTGTGTCCACCTATTTTCTGTATAAAAGCATCTTTCGTTGGTGAATATTCTATAATATCAGATATTCTTAATGATATAGCTTCTGCTAATTCGGCTGTTAAAAATAAACCACTTTGCAATATATGTCTAGTGGCAGTGTTTGAATTAGCTGCTGCCATTTTCTGTATACCTACTAAAGCATTCTTATCTGGAGTACTACCATCACGCGCCTCGTTCAATCCGGTGACATCTCTGATCATTTGTAGGTAGTAGTTATATGTTTGTATCAGTGAAGCTAGTTTAGCTCCTCCTGAGCCGCTCTGTATCTCCTGGATAGGCACTTTGCCTGGATTCATGTCTCCATCAGCAGTCATTGACCTACCAATTATACTACCAGTTTGAAAGAACATGTTTAAAGCTTCCTGTGGATTGTAGTTTGTTCCGTTACCTAAATCTATTTCAGCTAAGCCATCAGCGTCTAAATATATACCATCAGGTATCATGCGCGACATCACTTGCTGTAGCTTTAAGTGCGTAAGCTGTATCATATCAGCAAAAGTAGTTATTCTACTTACTAGAGATTCAATGCGCCCTTTATACATTCTAGGTGCTACTATAGAGTAGTTCATTTTGACCTTAGTGTAGTCGCTTTTAGGTCGCATCATGTTCTTAGCTAGCTCCCACTTCAAAAGCTGCTTAGTACCTAGAATCATAGCTCCTTCATAAAGAACTTCTATTTGTTGAGACATTTTACCAAATCTCTCCTCTAGCAATTCGTTAGGTGGATTAAATTGATCGTCTTTAACTATAACCTTGCTAGCGCCAGTAGATGTTTCTTTTACTTTGTATACTTCGTTAGCATAAGTCTTAAAATTAAAGTACAATACTTGAACTTGGTTTCTATCTATATTAGTAGACTCAACAATACTTCTATTGTAAAATCCCGTATTTTGATAGCCTTGCTTGCTCATGTTTTCTAAATCTTTATCAGTAAGATCAGGAAACTCTTTTTTAAGCTCATTGATAGGCACTGTCTTGATTTCACCTACGTAATATAAATCATCAAAATATGGCGACTCAGTGTATGAGTAAACTATATTTGCTGGATCAACGTAATCTACTTTAACTCCTTCAGATTTAGTAAAGCTATTTTTAACTGCACCTATACCTAGAACTGTTAGATCATAGTTAATTCTTTTTCTTATAAGCTCGTATCTATTGCCTTCAAGTATAGTATTTATAGCTTGCTCTTCTGCTAACTCAACTGCTTGTTTGTAATTCAACTGCATGTGAAGCTGTAATTCTTCTTCACTATCTGGCAGCTTCTCAGGAGGTGTACTTGCTATTGATATTCCAAAAGCTTCTTGTGAAAACTCATTTAAGTCTTTGGTTTTCATGTCAGCAATAATATCTTCCATATATTTAGTTCTTTTTGAAACTCCATATGGATCTTGAGAATATGCTTTTATATCAAAGGTTCTTTCTGATATTCCGTTAACTACTATGTCAACAAATTTAGGTATAATTGGTACTGGCTTCCAGTCTAAGTTTAAATAACTTAAGTCACCATTGATTGATAACTCATCTTTGTATTTTTGTATTGATTGTTCTCCTCTAGCGTATAATCTTAACTTATGAAAAGTGTTTTGATTACTAGCGAAACGATTAGTTCCAGAATCTCTATTGAACCACTCGTATTCAATAGCTTTACCGATCTTAAGACCGTATTCCTCTGAAGCTTTCTCTATGTCGCTAACGACTTGACTAGGAAAATAATGTGATGTAACTGACTCAGCCATACTAATTTTCTATTATTTTTGAATTGTAGCCCGCATTTGCATACTTGGCTATATTTAAATTTACTTTCTTTTTCTCTATACTTTGTTTGGGCGAATACAAATGTCTGTTGCAAGCCATTATGGCTAATCCAGAGCTTATTGTAGCATCGAACTTAGTCCTTCTATTTATATCAAACTTAGCCCAATCGTTTAAAGTTTCATTAAAAGGCATAGAACCGAAACCTTCGTTCTTTTCGCCTACATGGTCGTTTATATACATTTCTATAGCAGCTGCGTGAGCTTGCTTTATGTCTTCACTTGAGTTTGGCATACCACCGATCTCTCTTTCTGTTACAGACAACTTATTCCATACTTTATCTGGTCTATTCATAGAAAAGCCTCTATACCCTCTTCTTTTAAAGTAGTACAATAATCTTGGCTTATTATTCTCAGCCAATATTGGCATGCCGTAGAATATGCAAGCCATTAGTACATCTTCAAAAAATATTTCAGCAGTTTGTGGTCTAGCTATATATTCTAAAAAGAACTCATTGGCTGGAGCGTCTTCCATACTAAACTTTGTAAGACCATGAAGTGATCCCTTAGAACCTTTACCATCAACAGTGCCCGATATATCGTAAGAGTCACAACCAAAAGCACCCATATGCTCATTGCCAGGGTGTTTTACGTTATTTTTTATTATAACCCTATTCTGTAGGTTGTTAGGTGGCACCCAGCCAACTTTAAACCTACCTTTTTGATTTGGCATAAATATTACTTTAGTATCTTTCACTCCGTTCAGCCACTGAAAGTTTCCAACGGTCAAATCAACTGTTTCTTCGTTGTAGTCTATTTGCTCGTATATTTTAGTTAAGTTAAATATACTGTTTTTAGTTTCATCTCTGAAAGCGTGTTCTTCAGTTCTAGGAAACTGTCTATAGAATTCGTTCAAAGCGTCTTGATCTGACTTTAAGCCCTCAGCTTCATTTTGCCAATGACTAAGTACACCTACGTCGATTATATCTCCATGTGGGTCAATAACCTCTTGTTCAGGTGTTTCGAACACAGGTAGTCCATAAGAATCAATGAATCCCTCGTAGTTCCATTCCATAGGTATGAACAAAGAATAGAGGCCCGAATTTGTCTGTCCGTTTCTGTTTCGTTTTGTAACATCTGAGTTATTGTAAAGTTTTTTAAATTCGTTACCACCTTTATCTAATGCGTTACTTGTTGAACCCATCATGCATTTACCAATAACTCTACTACCTAATCTAAGACAAGTTTTAGTTACTCGCCAATTATTTAAAATATTGTTAGGTCTTTCCCACTTACCACTTTCATCATGAACTAGCAGTCTTAATTTTTCACCATCATAGCTGTTATCACCAGTGTTCTTCCAGTCTATTGTTGTATCCAGTCCATCGAGTTCCTCAGGTTTGTCGGTGCTAGTAATGTTCCGTCTTGTAAGTTTAGAAGCGGGGACTCTGTACGCAAGCTCGGTCTTTGGTCTGTCCATTCCGTCCTGTATTGGTTTAAAAAAGAATGGATAATTAACTGATATTGGTACAACTTTATCTGTGAACATTTTCTTGGCGTCTGGTCCAGATTTGGACAGTATTCCGAATCGTGCATCTGAACTAATAGTTGCTTGATTAACAGTTTCTCCTGACGCCATAAATGAGAATCCTGATCGACGATTTTTAAGATAGCACATTCCATAAGACCTTTTGTCTGCTTTGCATGCTTCCCAGAATATAAAGAACAGTCTGTTGGCTTCCCTAAAGTCTGGGTTACCGACATCAATTTTTGACCATTGAAGGTACATATAATGAGTACCAGTAATATAAGTAGGCTTGCCATTGTTCCAAAACCAAAAACCCTCTTCTCTTTTCTTAAATTCGCCTTCAATATAATCTATGTATTTATTTTTAAATTCGTTTGGTAGTTCTTTCCAGTCAAATATTGTTTTAACTCTGTTAAGTTCCTTAGGATAAGGAGTCACCTCCCATTTGTCACTTTTAAACTTATGAGCTTTATTTATTGGTGGTAATGCTATCTTTAGGTTTTGTATTTCGTATATATCACCTATCTTGCCAGTCTTGCTAATGACGACCATATCGTGGTCTTTGTTATAGCCATA